GCGAGCAAGCCCGCAATTATCGAGAGCGAGGCAAGTTTTTTTTGACCTTAACATATGGACACGATTAGACAATATTGACTTTAAAGGAGATTTTAGCCCAAAATGGCCAGGTTGTTGACTCGCTCCCAATATGCACGACGCGGATGGCGCGACCCGCAGACAGGAGAGAAAATTAAGTACACGCGCCAGAGGATCACCCAGCTCGTCAACCAAGGAGTGATCACACTCAAGAGTGACAAGATCGATCCGGCCCAAGCCGATATTGCTATTGCAGCCAACATCGACCGCTCACGTCGCATCAAAGAAGAAAAGAAAAGACATGCGGCCAAAACTCCTCAACTTAAATTCGCCGGAAATGGATTTGACAACGAACCCCAAACCCGCATCCCTGGCAATCAATTTAACACTGAAGGCGGAAACGGAAAGGGTTATGAAGGAAAATCTCTCACCGAGACACGTCGAGATTTAGAGGAGAAAAAGATCATCCTTCACGAAATCAAAATCAAAGAATTGCGTGGGGACCTTATCCCAAAAGGCGAGGCCACCAAGATGGTCATCGGCCTGGGAGTGGCGGTGAAGCAATCATTTATGAATTTTCCTCGGCGCTTTGCCGACATTCTTGCGACCATGACCGAACCGAAAGAAATTGAGATCTTTCTACGCTCTGAATTTAAAAATATTATTTCCATTCTGGAGCAATCCTATCATGCGAAACCTAAACAAGTTCGCCCGAAAAATTCCCGAAGACGCCTGGGAAGCCATCTGGAAACTTCCCGATGAGATCTCTATTCCAGATTGGGTTGAAAAAAATATCGTCCTCTCTGAGAAGATGGCAGCAGAGCCTGGTCTATTACGCATTTCCCGGACTCCCTACGTTCGCGGCCCACTTCTGGCCCTTCAGGATATTTTCATCGAGCAGATTGTCCTGGTCTGGGGGAGACAGCTTTCCAAGAGCACGACTGTATATTCTTTTCTTTGTTATATTGTGGCTCAGGATCCGGGCCCGGCAACCTTTCTTCTTCCGACAAGGGATAAGGCAAAAGAAATTCAGGAAACGAAACTCGACCAGATTTTTCGGGCGTGTCCCGAAGTAATGAATCGCATGCCCGATAATCCGGATGACTATACCAAACTCCGGATGAATTTTAAGACAATGATCCTGGCGATGGCATGGGCGGGCTCGGATACGCAGACCACCACAAGAAGCAATCGCTATCTTTTTGTCGATGAGGCAGATGAGATCAAAAAACAGATCGGTGAAAATGCCATCGATCCCATCAAAGGAATCAGGCAGACCATGACGACCTTCACCAATCGAAAAGAAATCGATAGCGGCACTCCCACCACGCCCGAGGGAAATATCTGGCAGGACCTGAAAGATTGCCAGCTCGTCTTTGAATATTGGATCCCTTGCCCGCATTGTCAAAAGCAGCAAATTCTTTCTTGGGAAAACGTTAGATTCGGAGAAAATCACGATCCGGTCGTCGTCGAGGAAATTGCTTACTATGAATGCGAGCATTGCCATGGCCACATTTCCAATCTCGATAAGATTCGGATGCTCACAAGGGGCGAATGGCGGGCACGAACGACTCCAGATCCCTGTGATCAGATCATGAAAAATATCAGGGCGCAAATCGAGGAGACAATATCCCTCGATGATGCCCTTAAAACCAGACGCTACAAAAAAATTGGATTTCATCTTCCCAAATGGTATTCCCCATTTTCAGGAGGAACATTCGGAGTCATCGCCAAAGAATTTCTTGAAGCCAACAAGGCCCTCCAAGAAGGAGACGATTTTGCTCCCATGCGAAATTGGAGAATGTATAACGCGGCACGCCCCTGGGAAGAGGTCGCTGTCTCTGAGTCAGAAGTCGAGTTGATGAAAAATAAAATCGATCTTCCTCCCTTGGTCTGTCCTCACGGGACCATCGCCCTCACAGCTGGCATCGATCCAGGGCAGGGAGGATTCTGGTTCATTGTGCTCGCATGGAAGCGCGATTACAGCGCCCACCTTGTTCAATATGGATGGCTTGCAGGGGGTTATGAAACCAGCGGAATCGAAGAACTCGTAATGGAATGGACCTACAAGGTTGATTCAGAAGAACGGCAACTCCGGATCTGGAGGATCGGCACCGATACAGGTGGCGGGCAATACTCAGCAGCAGACACAACCATGACCGAAGCCGCTTATTCCTGGATCCGGAAAATGAAGAGGCCCGGACTTTTTGGAACGAAAGGGCTTTCTCGCGAAAATGTCCACCGAATCAAAGAGAGCCGGATAGATAAGATGCCTGGAGATAAAGGCGCCATCATTCCAGGCGGTCTCGTCCTGGTCGAACTCAACACCGATCTCCTAAAAGATGTGATGTGGTTTCATTTGAGGATTCCATCCAAAGAAGTCATCGACCAGAAAACCGGCGAGATTACCATTAATCAATCCCCTCCTGGACGTTTTACGTTCAACAATGCGGTCGAAGCGGATTACGTCAAGCATCTCCTCGCCGAGGAGAAGAGACTTCAGAAAAATGGTGAATGGGAATGGATCAGGACTAAGCGTGACAATCACTTGCTCGATTGCACAGTGATTGCCTTTGCTATGGCCGATTCTGAATTCCGGGGCGGGATCCGGGTTATCCAACGGGCCCCAGTGGCATCCAAAGAACCGACTGACAAACCTCCAGTTAACCCGTTAACGGGAAAGCCCCGTGGCGACTGGATGAAAGGATAAGAAAATGAATATTTTAGAACCAGGGGAGATTAGCCGTTTAGAGATAACCAAACCAGATAAAGATATCATCAGACTTACCGAAAAAATTCTTGATCAAAATAAAATGATTTTAGAAATGAATGCAAAATTGCTTTTAGTTTTGACAGCACCAATAAGAGTTATGGAAAAACATGATACTGGTTTGAATATTCAAGATATATTTTGACAGACGTGAACGAGAATTAAAGATGATGGGGGAAAATATTAAAAATAATTAAGGAGAAGAAAATGGAAAAGAGATGCGATCAGTGCGGATTCTGGATCAGGGTTCTCAATCCCGAAGATCAAGGGGAATGTAGACAAGGACCGCCGATTCCGGTAGCAGTAATGGCAATTAACCCATTAACCGGAAAGGCGGGAAATTCGATGCAGTTTTGGTTTCCACAAACCAAGGAGGACAAATGGTGTGGGAAATTTGAGCCGAAATTGATGATTCAGAATTGAATAATGAAAATGAAGAAGAAAAAGGAGAAATTGATGAATAAAACCGTGAGCAGATGGCTTTATGGATGGAAAGACATCGCCGATTATATAGGGTGCGATGTCAAGACTGCCCAAAAGTATGTAGCTCAATATAAAATCCCGATTCATCGTTTTCCTGACAAAAATAAAATTTTTGCAATTCCCTCGGAAATTGACCGTTGGGGGAAGATGTGTAAAAATACCTAAATTTTCCATAGATTTTCCACAAATTTTCCATAATTTTTCCATATCACTCCGCCTTGACTTCCCTTTTTGTTTAATATAATGCTACCTCAAATATAAACTTTTTATTTAATTTTATTAAACTACAAACCATTTTTTGAGGAGTTATGCGCTGAACATTCCCGAAACTCTCCGAGCTGGCGACACGATCGAGTGGGATGAATCTCTAAGCGACTATCCCGCCACAAGTGGATGGACGCTGGCCTTCGCTTTAACTGCCTACGGCAAGACATCAATCGTTATCACCGCCTCCACCTCTGGGTCTGATTATGCTATTTCTGTGCTTCCCGCCGTCACGAGATTATGGGCTGCCGGAAAATATTCCTATCAAGCCTATGTTTATAAAGGCACCCCGACTATCACCGAAAAATATACAATAGAGATCGGTGAAATCGAAATTCTTCCCGATCTGACCCAAGCCCTATCTACCACAGATAACCGATCGCATGCGAAAAAAGTCCTTGATGCCATCGAAGCAGTTCTCGAAGGAAAATCCTCGAGTGATGTGGTTGGCTATTCCATCGGCGGCAGATCTGTCTCAAAAATGATGCCGGAAGAATTAATCAAATGGCGCAGCTTCTACAAAACTGAATATGAGCGCGAGCTCGAAGCCGAAGGCATTGCCAGGGGCGAGGATAGTCCGCGGCGCATCGGCGTGAGGTTTAGAAGACCCTGATGGTGCAGAAAGAAATATATTTTGCAAATCTTTATGATTTTTGGCAATTCCGTGGCAAAAATTACGATCTCTCTGATTGGGATTTAAAGAGCCAACAGATGATCTCGGACGCTATCCAAAAAATAAAGCCCAAAACTCTCATAGATATCGGATGCGGTACCGGGCCGATGTTCCAATATTATGCCGGGATCAAGACTACGGGCGTGGATTGGTCACTCACAATGCTTCAAAGGGCACATCAAAAAATTCAAGACGGGAATTTGGATATAACCCTTTTTCATTGCGATATCGCCGGTGATTGGTTGCCACCAGGACATTTTGATTGTGGAGTGACACGAACCACACTAATGCACATCCCCCCAAGCCGGATAGAAAAGGCCATCAATAACATCAAAAAGCTCTGCGACCATGTCCTGATCGATGAATACTGGGAACCTCAAATAACGGAGGATCTTGCCCCCTGGAACTGGTCACATGACTATAAAATCCTGTTTGGGAAATTCAATTTCGAAATGATTGACTCTCTTATCAGGGAGGATATCCATCACCTATTTCTGCATTGTAAAGTGAAGGAAACTGACGCAAAACAAGCCGTATCGGCGTGAGGTTCAGATGTCTATGAACAAAGATTTCGATAATTTGATCCATGCCCTGCAAACTCTTCCGGCTGTTGAAGGGGCCCTCCTTGTAAAAGAATACCAAAAACAGAAGGAGCTCCAGCCAACCTCCCGCACAAGTGTCCGCATGTATGCCGGTGCGAAGCAATCCCGTCTCACCTATGGGTGGGGCCAGCTCGTCACCAGCGCCGATTCCGAGCTTTCAACGAGTCTCCGGATCCTCCGCTCACGCTCCCGTGCCCTGATCAGGGACGCCCCTTATGCAAAACGGGCCAAGATCATCGTGGTGAATAATATTATCGGCGCCGGGATGGGGATGCAGGCCCAGGTGAAAACCTCCCGCGATAATTTAAACAAGAGCATCAACGACGATATCGAATCCTCCTGGGAAGATTGGTCAGAGGCCACCCATTGCCATACGGGCGGAACGCTTCATTTTGCCGATATCGAGCGCATTGCCATGGGTCAGATCTTCGAGGCGGGCGAGATTTTTATTCGAAAACACTACCGCGCCTTCGGCGATTCCTCTATTCCATTTTGCCTTGAGATCATCGAGCCCGAGCGGGTGATCGATGAATTCCAGCCCTCGGCATTGCTTCCGGAGGCAGTCGTCCGCATGGGCGTCGAATCCGATGAATTCCGGCGTCCTGTCGCCTATTGGATCCGCAGGCTTCATCCGGGTGAGATCCGCTTCAGCGCGACAGAAAC